AAGCATTAACGCATGCTTGTAAGCGAGGAATCGTTAACGTGCAACTATTCCTATGCACGGACTATTGTGGAAGCTTAGGATTCGCGTCACTGAATCCGTAGCTGAGGACGATCATTGGTTCAAGGCTGAGGGGATTGGTTCGATCAACTTTATTCCGTATTGCACCATCACACGACCGCAAGCAACGGCTGTGGAGTTAACCCCATCCGCGGAAAGAACTACTAACCTGCTCGGCGAGTAGGTGTTTCCTATGGCAGAATTGACTGTAATTGCAGCGGTGAAGTCAGCCGAGTTGATGTAACTGTACCACGGTTTCTCCAGGCGTGTCACATCGAGCTCACAGCAAATGGCTCCAGGGGGACATTTCATCGACGGATTACTCAACATCGACGAAGCCTCAGATCCGCTCCACACAGGACCCGATGTATATCTCGAAAGTGAAGTCATTTGCAGGGCCGTGGTTGGGACAGTGTCATACTGGTCATAAAGGAAGCCCATGTGGACAGAACCGGCGGTATCCGTACCCGTGGATGGGATATAGATGAACCGCAGATATAGCCACTGCCACTTCGACCAATTGGCAGCTACTCCTCGAAGCCAAGTTCCAACGGTGTAAGGCATACAATTGTCAATGGTGATCGTCTCCGAAGAGCCAACCGAGATAACTTGGTTTTGCTCCACGTGGTGAACGATCACTTCTAGTCCAGAGGGTGAAGTCTTGATACGAGGATTGTTTCGCATTATGATAACACCCGCGGCAGCTGGCTGTTTCACTGGCTTGACAATAGTGGTCTGCTGCTGTTGTTGGGAACGCCGATTGCGACGCCGACTCCGGGCATTGCCACTCAGAGTCGTCCTGACCTCTTGAATGACAGTTTTCCGGGCGGCGGGAGTTGTATTCCATTGCTTCCTCGGCATTTCCTTGTTTAATTTTGTGAGCTGGGCCTTCGCGGCTCACATACGCGTAGATCCTACCCCAGTGGGGGTTGGCGCCTAACTCCGCCTGCAAATCTCTGATATCAGGTCTCGGACTACAGAGATAGCGGTAGAGTGTGCGCGGCCACGAGGTGAGATAAAACCGATTCTCTGACAATTCGTGAGAGCAGAAGTTTACACGAAGTAATTTTCCAGCAGAGTCTAGCTCACACGGGTCATACTGTTTGCAAGTGTGACCTAACGCGGAGTACTTTTCCTTTGCACCTTCAGTGTACCCTTCGACGGAATCATCTCCCA